AATCGGTTCCCCGACAACTTCTGCGAAGTCGTTACAGAAGCGCGAAGCGTCGGGCTACACCGATGTCAGTTTAGTTTTTTTTGCGATGGGAAGCGTGAAGCAATTGACGACGACGTTGCGTGGTTGGCGTCTCGCGTGATCGCGGAGGCGTCGTTGCATGTGAATGACATTACAGAAGGCGCAACGCACTACCACTCGACAAGCGTTGATCCCGCGTGGGCTTCGTCAATGACCGTGACGATTAAAATCGGCGATCACATTTTCTATTCAGACTGAACGCATTGCAGCTTCAAGCCGCCGCGCTCTGGCAGTGACTTGCTGATACCATTTCGAATCAATCATCTCGTCTGCTGCGGATTGCCAGTCGCCAAGCTCCATCGCTCGGATCATCTTCTTAAATCTGCTGAATTTTGGCAAACCTAGGTTGAACATCATGTTGCTAACGACAAGTTGAACGGCTTCTGGAAGCGCCTCGAAGTCGTTGAAGGATCGGTTGCAGTCGTCAATCACAGATTCAATGTCTGAGTTGAACACTTGCATGACGCGATCCTTGCTGACCTTTGTCGCCACGGGTTGCCCGTGTTCAGGGTCAGCTTCTTTCACGAGATGGCCAATGCCGAATGTCGGCAAGTTCAGGTGGTCTAAGTAAATCGCGTAGACGCAACCCTCGTCCCGCTCAAGGTCTAGGCGAAGCTGCTCGACGTTCATCTGCCCTGTCCGTTGTACTTCTTGTGGGACAGCCGCTTGCCCTTGTTCTTAACGCGGGTGAGGGGACTGGAGCCGATGGATGTCCGCTTTTTAACAAACGCCGTCTTGGCTCCAGCCCCAGTAGCTTTCGTTGCCATCTAGTCTTGCACTCGCTCTTTAAGAACGACACCGACGATGCCGACCACGATAGCAATAACGGCAAGCCAATCTGCGTCCACCAAAACTCCAACCCCAAGAACTAGGGCGGCGACTGCCGCATAACTTGACGGCTCACTAACGCGAGAGAGTACCCATTGGAAAATCTTCATTTGCTTATTCCTTTTACCTTTTCAAAAGTTCTAAGTCCGCCCAACCCCAAAAGTCCCATCAGCACGGGCATCATCTCCCCTAAGTTTACAGCAGGAAGATCAATTAGGTATCCAGCCTGGGCTAATCCAAAAGTAAGGATCGGCTGCATAACGTATGTGTAGGCCAGTGCGAACCCGCATGACCACCCGATAAATGGACGCCACCCAGATTGAAACCAGTTACCACTCTTGGCGTCCGCTTCATTAATTTTAAGATTAGCAAGATCGATGTTAGCGAGGCTCTCTGTCAGCTTCGCTTCAATCTCGCGCTCGGCAGCCGCTCGCTTCTCTTTATCTTCAGGAAGGAAACGCCCCGCGACATCCATGATGGATGGGAGCAACGTGGTGATAAGTGGAATCATTTTGAATGATCCTTTGCTGGCTTTGAATAGTCTTTGTGCGAGCCGTTGTGCATAGCCTTGTTAGCCGCACTGTCTCTTTCCAGAACTTCCGCCCTCACAAGAAGGCCACCTAGCTCTCTGTTTCTTTTTTCGAGCGCATCCGGCGACAAAATAGATGACAGAATATCTAATCTTTTTTCGCTTGTTCCCGACTTTGTCTCAAGCCTGTCGATCTTAGAGTCCAGTCTTCTGAGGCGAACCTCAACGTCAGCAAGGGTTTCCGTCAGAGCCTTAACGCTTTGGCGCACGACTGCGAAGGCCGCTGCGACTGACGCAATCATTCCACCTAGCGTCAGCAGGATTCTGAGAGAAGACTCATCCATAATTACGGAGCGTCAGGAAAGACGATCTTCGTTGGATCAGAGTTCGTGGCTGGCAAATCTCTGAGGGCTTGCCGGTAGGTCTTTTGAGCATCGCTCATCGTGACATCGCTCATGCCTTGCCAGTCCGTGTCCTTCAGAAGCTGGTCACGCTCGCCACGAACAGTTTCCCATGTTGCTGCGGGGGGCACGTAGTCCGCGATAGCCGTGCCAGCGGCCAGAATCTCATCGTAGTCGGTGTTGCCGGGGGCGACAGGGATGCACAACTTCTGTGTTGTCGCGACTTGCTTAACTACACCGTCTTCCTCGACATCAATCTCATTGCCTTTTCTCTCAGCAAAAATTGAGGTGTGTTCTTCGTTAGAGTACTTGAGGTTCTCTAAAGTCATGCCCTGCTCCTTATAATTCCGCTGAGATAAAACCGGATTTACCGCCGCGATAAACGTAGTAACCACCGTCCCCAGCATTCATGCTGGACGCGCCGGTAGTAGTGAAGAGAACCGAGTTTCGGAATAGGCTCTGAGAACCGCCAGTTCCGTTGTAGCCGGTGCCACGGAACACACCTTGAATCCAATCCGAATCCCCCGAAAAACTTGGATTTGCGCGCATAGTGACGGGAAGGATAATAACGGAAGTAAATACGGTCGCACTGGTGGCAGAAGCAGAGCCATAAGCGAAGGCATTTCCAAAAAGATTGTCACCGACCGAAACCAGAACTCTCTGGCACTTTTGGAGGGTCGTGCCAAAATCTTCAAATTCAAAACCCGTGAAAACCGACCCGATCTCGAGCTGGACTGCTGAGATATAAATATTATTTGACGCGTTATCGAGGAGGTTCTGCTGGTTCGAGGTGGCGTAGTCTTCACCGTTAAACCAACTTCCTGCGCTGGCGTGAAAGTTTGTCCCGGCGGTCAATGGGAAATGGAGGCGCATTCCCTCACCAGTGTCGTTACTAATAGCGCCGCCAGTGTCTCCCGGTATGGTCATAGAAAAGTATTCGAACACATTGGCAGAAGCCATCGTAAATTCGGCTATGTAGCTTCGGTTAGCGTCACCTTGGTTAATCGAAACGCAATGCGTTCCTGCTTTCGGCGACTTCATCACAAATGAGAGCGTCATGTCTTTTGCGCCCGAAGTGCCGTACAAAAGATGCTGCAAATTTTGAGCTTCCAGCTTTTGAGCGAGCATAAGGCACTCACCGGCTGCGACCGCACTTTCAGCTGTGGTTACGTCGATTTCTATCGCGTTGCGGACACCCTTCATAATGAGGCTGTTAGCGCTACTTTGAGCAGATCTCGACGTATTTACACGAGCTTGCCCAACACCTTCGGCGCGAAACAGCCACCGATCTATTCCTGAGTAGACGTTGTTAGTTCCGCCCAGCCCAGTCACGGTGCCGCGCTGATTAACGTTCATAGCACCATTTTCAATTAAGTTCTTTGAACCCGGCGATACGGAATTAGACCCAAATCGGAACTGCTCAACGCCGCCTGTTGTGACGCCCAGCTCGTCCGCCCCTGGCCAATAGACGCCCGTGTTTAGGTCACCAGTGTTCGTGATAGAGGGTGTCGCGACAGCGCCATCTGCATTTGATGTGATGCCAGTGACAGACAGATTGCCAGCTAGAGCTGTCGTCCCCGCCACATTTAGTGTGTCCGCCGATTCATCCCAGAACAGCTTTTTGCCAGTGGTCGCACCGAAGAAAGTTACGTCATACCCCGTGTCATCGATCCCTACGGTAACGGTGCCGTCCGCTTGAATGTTCTGTACGGCAATGGTGCCAAGCTCGTAAACGACAGCGCCACCACCAAGACCATCAGCAAAAATCATTTTTGTTTGGCCAGCCTTGATTGCGACGTTGGCGCCTGACCCTTGTGAAAATGTCAGGGTGTAGCTTGTCGCATTCTCCATGATCCACATTTTGGAGCTGGTGTTAGGAAGCAGGGTGATTGTGCAAGCCTGACCGCCACCAGTCAGCTTCAGGTACATGCTGCGATCTGCATCAGAGGCACCGTCTGCGATCGTGATGTTGTCAGTTGAGGCATCGGCGATGGCTCTCGTCCCATAGCCCAGTGCCTGACCAACCAGCTCAAGGTTGACGTTTGTTATGTTGCCCCAGGTTCCTGACTTTTCACCAGTCGTCATTTCCTCCAGGCGGAGGTTATTTACATATGTGCTTCCCACAGGTCTCTCCTAGCTCAATCAATTCGCAGGATTGCGTTTGCCCCAGCAGCAGGGAAAACGATTTTGAATGTTCCGCCAGTAACTGTGAAGTCGCCGCCGAAAGCCAGGACAGCGATCGCCTTGTCGCTTGCGCTGTCGTTATAAATTAATGCGCCGTTGGCTGTGAATGTTGCGCTGGTCCACGAAGCATCTGCGAAATCAACAAAGGCTGTGGTGCCGCTGGTGCCGATTGTCGCGCTGCCTAGAGTTTCCCCACCAGCGGTGTAGCCTGTACCGCTAATCTCATTGGTAGTGGCGTAGGCTGTAGTTCCCGCACCAAGGCTCGCAGAGCTGGTGTAAAGGGCGATCTTGATCGTATCAGTGTTCAAGTCATGCTCCTTGTTAAGAAGCTGCTCCTTGAAGCTGGTGCACATTGCTTGGGCGATTGACATTAGATGCCTCCGTTGTATTCAGCTGTGTAGTCTCTTGCCATCTCTTGCTGGAAGAGCTGCACAGCCTCATCAAATTGAGATTTGTATAAGGTTAATGTTTCTCCTGCTTTTAGGAAAGCAGATGCTTCATACAGACAAGCGGACAAGAGAACATTTTCCGCGTTGTCGCCAATCCAGCTGTTGGCATTTGAAGAAGACAGACCAGTGGCTGGGGCGATGAAATCAGCTTGGTAAGCGTAAGTCGCATCTGGCGTTGGGGCCAATGTCAGCACCGTGCCTGATGTGCTCGCTGTCTTCGTGCTGTACATTATAGGTGTGCCGGTTGTGCTTGAATTTGGCCAGTAGTCTCTAAGGTAAGAATCAATCCTGTGATCAAGGTAAGAGAGATTGCTTGAATTGGTTATTGAGACCTGCCTAACCATCCGGGCGCTTGCCACTGTGTAATCAGCAGTCCCGACCACCAAATTTCCGGTCGCAATCTGCCGGAAGCAAGGGAGATTTGGGAGCCTCTGAAAGATCATCTCTTCAGACTGACCAATGATTTCATCAATGGAAGCTGCGAATTCAGTGCCGTCATCCTCAAGGAATGCTTTGATGTTGGCTACGAGCGTCGTGTAATTCATCAGTTACCCCAAGTCCCAGAACCCCAAGCGCCAGAACCCCATTCTTGATCAGACTCAACAGACTCAGTGCCAGTCGCGCCGGTGCCTGCAACTCCAGTCTCGGTGATTGAAGCCTCTGGGATCTCAGTGCCGATGGCACCTGTACCTGCGACACCAGTCTCTGTGATCGAAGCCTCTGGGATCTCAGTACCGACATTGCCGGTGCCAGCCAACCCAGTCTCAATGAAAATTGCGTCGGCTATAATTGCCGCGAGAGTTCCGATCGCGCCAGTACCCGCAACTCCAGTCTCGGTGATCTCAGTTTCTATTGCCACCCTGTCGGGGAAGCCGACATTGCCGGTGGCGTGGATGCCAACCCCCGGCCTGTCTCTTGGGTCAGCAAAGATGTCGTAATTGTACCCGACAGTGAACTCAGCATTTTCAGGATCGTTGTCTGGGCGAGGCTTAAATAATGCGACAGCATCAATGACGTTTTTTGCAGGAGTTAGCTGCGGATGCTTAGGCTCCCAGTCTTCTGGCTCAACCCGGAGGCCGTCCCAAGTAGTCTTCAGCGAGGTGTACGGGACTTTGAACCCAGACCTGTCACCTATGGCCTGAGATTTCTTGCCCCTTGCGTACCGAGCTTTCATCAGTAGAGATTCATCGACGTTGGACGAATCCTCATTGATACGTTGTCGTCGTCATTTGCCGCCGCAAGCTCAAAAGCTCTGTCATAGACCTGAGAAAGAACGGCATAGCGGTCTGGCGCATATTTCAACGACAGCTTGCTCGCAAGCCCCGCGCAGATGCAATCAGACCAGCGGTAAGGGATGTCTGCATCTTGGTTTGAAAGAGTTATGTCCTCAAGCTGATTCATTGACCAGTAAACGAGGCTGTAATCGGTGTTATCAGGAACCTGCCAGACATAAATGACCGGAGTGTACTGCTTATCGATCATGTACTGGCTCGGCTTGCCAGAAGATGTCTTGTCTGGAAGCTGGTTGTAATCAGCAATGCTCACCCGCTCCAGGGAAACGTCCGATATGGTCGACCCAGAGGAGTCCCTGACAACGACATCAATCAGATCGATTGTCCCTACAGGCAGAGCATAAGAGATAGTGTCTGCTGAAAGCGAGAGTGTGTTGTTCTGGACAGTCCAGTAATTTATGCCCCTGTTAGACCACTCGCTGAACAGGAGGTTCAGGCTACGTCTGGCCGAGACTGCTTGGTAGCCAGTACTTGTCTGGCTATCAATGCCACAGCGTTCGTAAGCCTCTGCAATTATCTGCTCAACGTCTGGCCGGAAAGCGACTGTGCCTGATGTTGCCATTTTACAACCTATGCGTAAAAGAACGTCATCATGTCAATGGTGGCGACTGTGTACTCGACTACAGCCCCATCTGCGAAGAGTGCACCCTCATCGGGAATGCTCATATTAACAGTCGCATTGTCTGTGCCAATGGTCCTGGCTTTGAAGAGGACTGTGCCGCTCTCAGGCGTTCCATCATAAAAACTCACGACACCCGCAGTGCCAGCAGACACAATGGAGGTTGACTTGAGGCGAGTCCTGCCAGCAAAGATTGCCTGAGCTGCGCCAGTTGTCATTCCCACAGAAACATTGGCGGCATACTGTGCCGAGCAAGTTGCAGAAGCCACCGTGAGAAAATACTTAGTGCCAGCGACAGACTCCGCAGAGCCTGTTGAAGTTATTACTTCTGTAAGTGAATTACCGTGGGTGTCTGTCCCGACTATGGTGACAGTCTTGCCATTGTCACCTGTCCCGGTTGTCGTAACTTGAAGAAGTCTAGCTCCACCAGAGGCAAACGAGGTGTTGGCAAGGGTGAATACTGTATTTGGTCGGGCGGCTGCTGCAATAAAAGTCGTTGAGGCAGCAACCTCATCGCTGATTGTGATCGGCTTTACATCAGATTGGATCGACATATTTCAACTCCTAGTGGAGCAGGGCACGATGGCCCTGCCCCATGATTCCGACCTACTCGAAGATGACCCGGCTGATGCCCTGATAGTGAACATCAACAGCTTCCGCTGCTGCTGCCCCAGCTTCGATCCCGATGTAAGGAATTAAATCAACATCATCCGTCAACGCCGCAGTCCGCGTCGTGCCGGTGGTCACTGCGGTGCCACCAGTAGAACCCGCAGTGCTCGTGACATTGTACTGAATGCCATTGACGAAAATTGCCGCCTGACGAGCTGAATTGATTTGAATTCTCAAGTGATAGATCGTATTCGCAGCAACAGTAATCGGAAGTTGGCTGATAAAATCAGTCCCACCGATGCTGTGGACAAAGTGGAGCTTGGTGAAGTCAGTAAACGCCTCACTGTTTGCCGCATCTGTCTGAAACTTGAAATACGCCTGATCATCATCAGTTGCTACAAGTTGATCATTCGTCAGCTTCAAGCCAGCCCAGAGCTTCTGGTTGTCGATCGCGTTCGGGTTAATCGAGCACTCCCAGTCAACCTGATTCTCAGTGCCCCACTTTGTCACCTGCCAAGCACTTTGATTGGTGTCGAGGTGAGGCGCGAGGATCGCCTGATCTTCATCAGCTGTGGCAGTCGTCAAGACGATACCGGCGGATGTGGTGTTAAACGTGCACAGCGCAGTCGTCATGTTCGTGCCGAGAACTTCAAAGTTCCGGCGGGCGATGGCTCGGGCGACGATGATCGCGTCGTTGGCTGCTGCCGTGGCATCAGCATCTGTCAGCGGCGCTGAAGCGACAGCATTCAGTGCTGGGCGCTGCAAAAACGGTTCGCAAAGGTAGTAACGGCGAGTGTCATGAGCCGCATCACCACTTTGGGTGCGATCTGAAATAAGACCCGTCGTCGAGTCTTTACTAATTAGCTTGAATTGATTTTCGGAGCGGACTGGGCCGCTGAAAGTAGTAGTACCCATTGAAATCTCCTGTCTGGGCTAAGTCAGCCGAAGCTGTCAGGGAAAAAAGGGGGAGAGTTGCCCCTCCCCCGTCTTATCGTTTAGGCAGCACCTTCAGTGCCGAAAATGCCACGCCAATCGGTGAAACCGAAAGAGTAGCGTTCACGAACCTTGTAGCGCACATTGCCAGTCTCGAAGTCACCTTCCATGCCCTTTTTAAGAGCGGAACGTTGGAAGTGCTTCAGGCCATCAGGAACATCCGTCGCAACGTAGAATGAATCTGAATCAGTCAGACGACGCATAACGTGATAACCCTTGGGCAAGTAGCCACCGGAGCGGATCGCGTTAATGTCATTGTCTGCCGTGCCTGTGCGAAGCTGCGACTCAAGCAACCGTTCTGCAACAAACGAGTATGCAGTCGGGATGACCAGCATCTGACCCTGAGCGGCGATGCGGAGACCGCGATCGTCTTTCATGTCAGCAATCTGGATCAAGATTTGCTCAAGTGAAGTTTCGGACAAGTCAGCGGCAGTCGCCAACGTGTTCGACTGGTTGCCAGAGCGGGTCGGATGCGCGGTGTTCAGTAGCGAAACCCCGTCACCTCCGGCAGTGCTCGTCGAGTTATTAAGGACATTTGCAGCCTTAATTTCTTTGGTCGAAGCCATCGACCGCGCAAGGGCTTTAGCATACCGAGCGGCGATAGAACCATAAAGTCCATCCTCCTCAGCTTCCTCTGTGATAGAGAATGCAAGCGCGACTGTCTCGTGCTGATAGCGGGCGGTCCATTGCTGGGACGCCGAATCATACGAGACCGAGGCACCTTCGTTCTTCACAGGGGCAGCGCCAAAGCCTTCCAAAAGGACATCTTCTTCATATGCCTTCTGAGAGCTGTTTGCCGAGAATACAGCGGAGTATTCCGGTGGGTAAGAATCGTACTCGAGACCAAAGAGGGTGTTCAAACCCGGCTCGAGCATTTTAGCGAATTGTGCTCTATTCATAGCCATGTTTCATACCCTCCTAGATGCCAGCGACATTTGTGCCGAGAAGGTGTTCGTTAATAGTCACCTCCATGACAGCATTCGCACCGAACGCATTTTCTGGCGAATCGTAAAGCGCAATGATTTTGCAAGAAGCAATGCTATTAGCCATTGTGCCACTCAATTCGAAACCAGATTGGCCGGTAGTGGTTGATCCAGCCCCTGCAACAACATCGCAACAGTTGCCGACGTTAGTTTGAGCAGGGGATCCAGCCGACTGCGCCTTAAACACAATGTACGGATCATCGTAGATATAAGCGATGATGCTCGTAGCAGTCGTGCCCGAGGGCCAGTATTGGCTGTAGACGTAAGAGCCATCAGAAGCGGTGTAAGACACCCCAGCAAAGACACCAATGTTATTTACCTCAGCAGCAGTGTGAGGCGTGATAACGCCAGCAGACGTAACAATGCAGAGATCACCCGTGAAGATGTTCTCAGCAAGTGTGCTGGTGATGGTGTATTTATTTGCACGAGGTGCATTCCCACTCATGTGGCGAACCGGGACGAACCCGAAAGCGGCATCAGCGTTTGCCATTGTTCACTCCATTTGAGTTGTATCAATCATCCATGACCGAGACATCTCGGCCACGGCTCGTAGAGGTCTTCCGCTCTTGGTAGATCGGAGCCCCATGTGCTCTTCCCACGGCGTCAAGCTCTCCAGGAATTGCTTGGTTCTGATCGTCGGATTTGCCACGGTAGTACTCTTTCATTTTACCGAAAGTTTCTTTTGGCATCTCGCAAAGGATCATTCCTTCAATTCCAATTGAACCAGTCCACTGCCCATGATTGATAGTTGGGAATCTCTTATCGCTCACTGAGTCTGCGGGGCGAGGATTCCAGCCAGCGCGCATACGTTTGTACACGTTGTCTGGAGTGTCTTTACCCTGGATCGAGGTAGCAATCCACCGCTGAACCATTCCGGGACGAGGGTCCGGGGCATCCAGCAGCGACGGTGGCTTCCATGAAGTCTCGGCACGAGCCTCATCTTCACGAGTTTCTTTCTTGGATTCTTTAGCTCTGACATTTCTTGCTTCGGTCATGACTAGCTCCTTCTCTGCTGACGAACTTCGGCTTCGTATTTTTTGAGACCGGCTTCGTCAGTAATGCCGAGCTCTCTTGCCATCCTAAGCTGGTCGTTAGAGAGTCGAATCCGATTCCCTTTATAAGTAGGCCCACCTGCAGTTGGTGCTACTGGAGATCTGCTTTTTGGCTTACTTTTTACAGGTTCACTTCCTGAGCTTAGTTCCGGGAAAACTGAAAGTAAACGGTTATTCAATTGGTCGTAATAACCGTCAGACTCTTTGTCGTATCCCTCAAGATCCAGCTGGACATCAATCGCCCGTGCCGCAGCCGTCTCTCGCTCGTAGCCTCCTGAGTTGAACCAGCGGTTTTTCTGCCACCAGTCCATCGCCTTTTTTGGAGTTGGCGGCTCTGCGGCTGCCCTCTCCGCTCTGCCAACAGTCGGCGACTCAGCCTGTGCAGCTCGTTGCCTGCCTTGCAGCTCTGCAACTCTGGCTGATGCTCGCATGTCTGTTAGCTGCTCGGTGAAGTCGAGTTGGGCTTTGGTGTCGCCCTCCTCGAATGCCGTCATCAGAGCCTCTCGCGTGTCTTTGTAACGCTTTTGAAACTCATTTTGGGCTTGCGTGTGGGCCTGTGTCGCAGTCCCTTGCTCGAGCCTTTCGAGCCTTGCCTTTAGCTGGGAAGTCTCCTCTTGGTGCTTTTTGGCTTGAAGCTCTGCGGCTCGCCTTTGATCGACGAGCTTCTTGATGCGACGCTGAACTTTCTCGCCATAATCGGCTTCTTGCTCCGGCGTAGCTTCCGGCTCCGGCTCAACCTCTTGATCCGGCTCCTCAACAATCTCAATCTCGAGCGGCTCTTCGCTGCCAGCCTTGCGGATGGTTTCTGCGATCTCCTGCTCGACCTGCTCGACTGCCTCGTTTTTGTCTTCTTCCATGGTTCGGCCCCCTATTCCAAATACGCAGTGACATTGGCGCTGGCAGGAAGGACAGACGTGATCTCATCATCATTAAGAATTAACAGCTTGACGCCATCAATGATGATCTTCTGTCCGGCATATTTCCCGTAGGTGATACGGTCGCCAGCAGAAGGCCACTTGCCTTTCCAACTTTCACCAGTCTGTCGATCTCGGTAAGCAAGCTCACCAAGGCGCAGCAGGGTGCCATGAGCAGTGAGATACTCCTCGTTGTCCATGGCTTGGGATGGAAGAAGGATGCCACCCTTCGTTTTTGTTTTGGCTTGGTTGGGCTGAACTAGAACTTTCCAGCCAACGGGGTGGGGGAGTTGATGAGAGCCAATTTTTGAGTCGCTCTCTTCATCAACAATAATTTGGTCGACATGCTGACGGGGCATGATTAGTCGTCTCCTTCATTTATGTTTTTCAAAGTTTCATCGATGATGTCACAGGCTTGCTCTAAGCCTTCTGCCACACCGACATTTCTGTGATAAGCTGAGAGGTCGCTCATACGACCCTCAACCATCTCAGTCGCTATTGCTGTCTTCTGCTTTTTGATCGACAACTTCATCTCTCTCAGCAGGTCGCTCAGTGTCATTGCTTGACCCTTTTGCTAGTTCAGCTTTGCCATTGAGTGAGACACCCGTGACGAAAACTTCAACATCTTTGGTCATCAGTACGTCCTCTTCTTCTTGCCGGGCTTTTTACGGCCTGTTCCTGGCTTCTTTTTGCCATACATTTTCTTACCTCCTTTCGAGATCAGGGATGAGAATGACGTTCTATTCATATGCGACCCCTTCTGGAATCTGAGAAAGAGCAGCAGGGACGGTCAGAATTTTTATGAAATCTTTGAGAGCAGGAGACAACACTTTTTCATCAGCGTCTATGGTAGGCGAGTATTCATTGAGCTGTTGGCCAAATCTTGTCTCTGGAGGCAAAGACTTGAGTGGGAGTGCACCATAAGGTGAAAATTCAACAAGAGAGTCTTGATACCCGAGACCTTCAAGTGCACGGTTTCTGTGACGACCTTCGTGCCCAACAATCCTTTGAATTTTGCCCTCTGGTGAGTATCTAAGAAACGGAATGTCAGACAAAGGTATGCCAGCTTCAACAAGGTCTTGTATGCTTTTAATGTTCGAATCAATTTCTTTCCTCACCAATGGGTCTGGATCTATGCGATGCCTCTTCCCTTTATAAAAGATGAAATTAGGGTCGTCACCCATTGGAAGGGGAGCGGCGAGAGTCTTAAAGCGTTCTGGATCTATGAGGCCTAAATCTACGTCTCGGTTTGATAAGCTGCGTTGAAGCGGCAAATCCTGATAAAGCCGAAGCATCTCCGGGGCGGCCTCTTGTAGATTGCGCAGCCTGTCATCAACAGTCTCTTCAGCAACTTCCTCAGGAGTTTTGGGGATGTTGTAGCTTTCTTCCAATTTGCGAGCCACACTTCTAAGCCACAGAATTGTTTCTTCACTCCGCCCTTTGAGAAGTTTGGACGCAACAGCCACTACAGCTTTCCTTTAAGAGACGACAGAAAGCTCCGGACCGGGCCTTCTGGCACATCAAAGCGAGAGCGAACTTGCGAAGGATCAAGCACCATGTACTCTTCAGCAAATGGCCCACCCTCATATTCTCTTTGAGGGAACCGAACAGTTACTCCGTCGTGGCC